ATGTTCTTGAAACGGATACATTTTAAATGGTACTAAACCATCATCAAGAGAAACAATCCGTATGTAGTTTCTCATAAAATAGATAGGGTCACCAGCACACTTTTGATATTCTAAAATTTGTTCCTTAGTAAACTCAACAGGTGTGTTGACCTTTTTAAGATTCGGGTTACCTAGATATGCGTCACTCATTTATAATAACTCCTTCAATGTGTGTATAACCCATTCTAATGGCAGCTTGCACTCTCTGACTGCCTCTAAAAACTGAATATTGTTTTTCTGCATATGATTTACCACCAACACCTTTTCTAGGTTGTAGTGAATAATGATGTTGTCTTACTTCGATAGGGTTTAGTAATGGCTTACCGTGAATTAAATCAGGTAAGGGGGTCATAGACTTGATATAATGGATTTTATTTATTTCCAGTATTATCTTGTTCGGTACCTGTTTCTGTGCCTTCAATAACTTCATCATCTTTCCTATTTAACATTTTTTGTAATTCATTTGTAGAACCAACAAACAATGCATTTTTAATATTTGTGTTCGCTGTTTTAGGTAACTCTTTTAAATCTCTTAATTTTTTTTGTAAGTCTTGTAACTTATCTACTGTGCCTGCAACTGTAGTAATCAATTGACCAGCAACTTCATATGCTCTAGGGTGTTGTCCTTCTTTTGCAATATCAAGTATACCTTCGATTGCCTCGTTACCTTTATCAATAAGATTGTAATAGTTATCTCTACTATTTACATAATCATTATCAATGTCATCTTTATTTTCATCTATCTTTCTAGGTACAGTTGCTGGCGAATTAAAGTCAGCAATCTTAACAGCTGTTGTACTGTCTTTTTCAATACCTAAAATTTCATTTACATTATCTTCCAATTTACTCATCTGTATCACTCACTGGATTGTATCGTTTACTATCATCAAAGAAACTTATACTTGTTGTAAATCCAAAGTCATCATCACCATCAGCTGATGTTGGTTTTGGTATAACAATAATTCTTTCTTCTCTTGTTAATTTAGGGTCAGTATCAGCACCAAGGTCGGCCTGTACTTTTTTAATAACACTTTGATTAGTCATAGGACCGTATAGATATGTTTTAGCAGTAAAACTCAAAGTATAAATTACTGCTCTTCTTTGTGTAAACTCTCCGTTGTAAGTGTCTTCATAGTTTACACTATTTAAAATAATTGGTATATCTCTTTTAATATCTAATTCAGGTACAACATTCATTGTAACTGTATATTCTGGTTGAAAGTATGGTAAAATTTGTTCTATAATTTGTAGACCATTTTCAGCAGTAGCTGTAAAAGAATATAAGTTAAAATTAATATTATATGGAACAGGTGCTCTATTAAATTCCATTTTCTTGCCATCTTCACCAGATTTTACTCTGATAAGTTTTTGCATTTTATTAATTTTTCTAGTAGGGTCATATGATAGACCAGTAATTTCAAACCCCATTCTAGGTAATGTAACTGCAACCTCTCTGTCTTGTGACAAATTAGCTTGTTGTTCTAATCTAACTAAAAACTTTTCTTTTGGTGCATATGCTAATGGCACTCTAAATCTTTTTGTTACTGCACCTGTAGATGAAGTATTTTGAATAATAATATTATTAAATATTTGACCAAATGCAATAGTTAACTTTCTTAATCCTTCGTTATAAAAATGAGTTCCAAACATTATTCGTCAACCTCTCCAAATGGATTTCTTTCTGTAAAGTCTAATATGTCGTCTGATAAATCACCAACCGTATCATAACCAGCTTCACTATTTAAATCTAAATTACTTGCATATGGTGATTGTGTTTGTAAATTTGTCGCAACATATGTTTCTTGCATTAACAATGCTGGTTGACCTGTAGAATAATCATGGTAATCTTCTAACATAATTGAACCTGCACCTGTCAAAATTTCTTGACCATATTCTAAAGTTAGTTTATGTTGTAATTGGTCTAGTGTGTACTTATCTTCTACTTGGTCTAATACTTCATTACCTGTTCTAATTTGTTCGTTAGCATATTCCCAACGAGTTACTTTTAATTTATATACTGGTAAGTTACCGAGTTGATAGAACGGCTCTTGGTCTTCTACAAACTGTATTTCAAAGTAAGAATTTAATAAAGGAACAAATACGATATCTCCCTCATTTGGTCTGCCTGTGGCAGTTAGTGTTGCCTTACTAGCAACATGGTCCTCAAATCTTCTTTTAGATAATACAAGTGTAGTATCATCTCTAATTTCTAAACCAAACTTATTAATGATTTCATTTTCGCCAGCAAATCCTTCAGTTGTTTCAAAGTACATTTCAAGTAAATATGAATCATCAAATCTACTAGATGTATCTTCTCCTAAAACTAAATCTCTATTTACAAGTGTACGAGGTAGATAGTAAATATCCTGTCCAAAAATCTTTAGACTTTCAATTATAATATCTTCATGCAATCTCTTTTCAGAGTTATTGCCGATACCTCTTCCGCCTTGAAAATAGTGGTTTACTGCCATGATTTGTTATCCAATCATCATTGCTGGATTTAATTCAAAGGTACTTCTAATCTCTTGTTCTAACTTTTCAACATCTTGTAAAGCCTCTGAATAAATTTGTCTTCCATTTAATGTAACTCCTCCAATCATTGCTACACCATCAAATTTTGATAGGTTAGCACCCCATTGTTTTTTAAATAATGCTGTAACATATCTTTTTAGGAATATGTCATCATAAACATCTGAATGAGTTTCTGGATCCATTTTTCTATATGCTTCGATTACGACATATTCACCTACTGCTAAATCATTTGTCCAATCCATGTCAATGTAAAGTCTATTGTCATGTTGATTGAATCTTAATGGTTTTTCACCAACTAAAATATGGTCTAAAAAGTCTAAATGTCTTAATACAACATCATAGTTGATAACACTTGTAGATGAAAAATCATATAGGTCATTTAATCTCATTTGATATCTAACATCAAACAAATTCATATTAGACTTGTTTGAGAATGGAAATATATTGATTACTGATATTACACTTTCAGGAACAACGATAAAGTTATTGCCTTCTTTCCATGATGTAGTGACGCCGTTCTTCGTTATACTTTCTGAAGAATCAGCAGTCATTCTAGCCTTATCGGCCTCTGTGTATTGATACTTTAAATAGGCTCTTTGAATACCGTCATAGTGATATTGTGCGAAATACTGTAAGGCTTCGTCCAGTCTGTCTTCTAACTGGTCGTCATCTGCGTTTATCTCAATAACAGGCTTACCTAACGCTCTTAAAGCATACTGTTTTAAATTTTCTCTAGTTGCTGGTTTTGCCATAATTGTTACCTTTTCTGGTATATTTATAAGGATTATTTAATGATAGGAAAGAGATTGTCGGAACAAAACAATTTAATATCTTCTTCAGGTAACCCTAGTGATTGCATAACTCTTGGCGTATGTGGGTTCATTTGTTGATGTTCACAGTAATAATTTTGTGCTTTTATTACATCCGGCTCTGGTGCTTTATAGTCAAAATCTTCTATATGATTGATATATAATGTTAGATTATTTTCAACCAATCTACAGATTTTATTTAATTCACTTATCTCTCGTATATTACCAGCTGCTATCATATGAGGACTGAATATCTTTAATGCCCAATCAGGCAAATCTCTTTTTTTAGAAGCTTCATACTTCTTTGCCTCATCACCAAATATGTTAATCATAGGGTGTTCTTTGTCAAGTAGAGGTGACCAATCGTGAAACGCACCTGTAACCTTTTTTTCTCCTGCAATAATATCCCAACCAAAAATAGGTCCACTATTTTGCAACATAGGAAACATGCATACATGCATCATCCAAAGTCCTTTTTCTTCTCGTACATCAACGATATCAACATGAGCTCGTCTGACACTACTTCTAAACCATGTTCTATTTGTCCAGTTATCATTGTTAAATCTTTCCATACCAGGTTCTTGGTATTCTGTCATATGAAAATTTAACTTTTTAATTATAGTTTCACTATTCTGTATTAGTCTGTCCCAAATCATGGAGTTCCCTCATTTCTTTAAATAAATTTGTTGCACTTTCAAAACAATAGGTTGCTTCAGGTACAACAGAATGTTCATATACATTTAAATATGTGTTAATAGTTTCTTTGACTATTCTTCTATAGTCTGCCACTTCTTTATCTCTAAACTTATAGTATCTATTAGGACCTGGTGTTTTTCTTCTAATCATTTGACCACCAGATAAGTCACCTAAATGTCTTACATAAATGTGAGCATACAACTTCATTGCCTCATCTTGTATAGTTTCAATATGTTCAATATATTTTTTGGTACTTTCTGTTATTTCAGGAGTATCTATCTCAAAAGATTTAAAGTCATATAAAATATGTTCAGCTCTTAATAAATTTGGTGTATCTCTAAAGAGAGAGTTATGTAATCCATATTTTTCTAATACAGAATAACATTGAAACTGATTATATAAGTATGTTGCATATAGTTTGTGGTCAATACTGCCAGACATAAGAATTTTTACAAACTCTTGCCTTTCAGCATTCTTGTGGTGGTCCATGGTTATTTCTTTAATGTCAAGCATAAAGCATTACTCCTGATATTGTGACTAGTAATAATGCCCAGCCACCTAATAATTTACCGTAATAAGATAGTTTTGTTCCGAAATACATCTTACCAATTGCAACGCATTTATGCATTGGTGATAGTATATATCCAGCAAAGTCAACTGCGAAAAACCAAGGTAGATATTGAATACCATATAGACTTGTTAGAATTACCATGATTGCACCAAATCTACTTGATGAACCAAGTACCCATGCAAAAGCAAATGCTAATAAAGATATAGCACCAAATCCTACAGGACTATTCATATCAATACCTGTACTACCTATAAACTCTTTAATCTCACCAGTATATAATCTTGTTGTATTTGCAAGTAAGATAATAACAGCTACCCATGCTACAATCTTCCAATCTACATAACTTAATAATTTTTTGTAATTAAATGTTTGAGTAACAATCGCATAATACAATGTAAGTAGTCCAAATGCCCATAAGAAATTTACACCTGCAATTACAGCACTAACACCCATAATATAAGGGAATACATATCTTGTAATTCTACTTACTTTGATTTTCTTTTTAGTATCTACTAATCCTATATCACTATCTTTTACCATAAAGATTAGATACCAAAGTATGTAAGCAAATGTAGCTACAATTAGCGGCCACATGATACCTAGAAAAGCAGTATAAGACAAACCAAAGGCAGCCATTGGTAAGATAACGGTCTTTTCTATAGGCGACCAGAAATAATAATGATGAGAAGACATGAAATCAATAGGTCCAAACTTCTCTCTTTTCTTTTTATCTTTAGGTGCCATTGTATCTAACAAACCTGCCGATACAGTTACACGACCTTTGATAGGTAATACACCTGTCATTGCACTAAACAAGGCTACAATAGCTCTGTTACTTTTAATACTTCTTTTTAGAAATGCAAATACATCACTAAACAAATTATTTTCTTTAATCATACCTGCAATCATCATCACAAAGATAATAAGAAACAGATACACCTGACCTTTTAATATAAAATCTATCATATATTTAACTCCGTTAAGTTTTCATTATCGCCAAACTTTCCTTTTACAAAAGTATTAAATGATATACTATATCTGTCGGAGTTTCCTTTGTTTATATCTACTTCATGGTGTAAATAACTAGGAAATAATACTAGTCTGCCAGGTTCATTAAGGACACCCACTTTGTTGGCTGTAAATGGGTTACCGTTTACTTTATCAAAAAATGTAAAGTTATTAAAACTATCTCTGTTGTAAAAGAATGTTGGACAATTAGGTCCTTCAACATATAATACAGCAGATATAATACTGTTAGGGTGCATGTGTGAGTGATGATGTTTTAATGGTACAGTTTTATTAAACCAAGATTGTGTAATATAAAACTCTGCACCTTTCACCTTACCAAGATTTTCCATAAAGTAATTTAAATTCTTTTCACACCAATTTTTTAGCTGCGACATTTCTTCATGTTCAAATATATGTTTATCTTTAGTGACTTCATTACCTCTGTTATCCATCATCTCTAAAGATTTTAAAAAAGATAATTCTTTTTCAGAAAACTTATAGTAGTTGTCACTTTTATATAATGGTGTTGCGAATATAGATTCTATCATTGATACCATTCCTCATACAAGTTTTTAATTTTGTTTCTTATAGGTGAGAAAGAATGAGTTTTAAAGAAATGTTGTTTGTTAATCCACTTCTTATCTTTTTCGGTTACCTCTTCACAAATCATTTTAACATTTTCTTTTGTTAATGGTATAATTTGCATTAAAGGTGTACCTGCTTTTAAGAACACATTACCCTCTTCTACATTCCAGTTTAATTGTACATTTAATTCACAACTTTCAGCCGGGTCTAATATGCCTGTTGTACTTTCAAAGTCAAAGTTATCTGCATAAGGCATAGGTAAAAATAAAAACTTCATACCTTTTGGTGCTACAATACTGTAAGGTGTATTAATCTTTACAATATTGTCTATAGTACCTTTTCTTTTAGGAATATGTTTTGTAATTTGGTCACCATGAGTATCTATAATATTCATCTCATGTATTTTAGTCATCTCTGGTGTTGCAACTTTCCAAGAAAATCCTGGTTCATTTTTCTTTGTACTGATATGTACATCATACCACATAGGCACATACCAACCAACCTTGAACATATTAAATATGCCAGGACATAAGGTTATGTGATTATATTTTTCGTTTTGTTTATAATTTTGTTTGTAATCTTCTCTTGCCTTACCAACCCATTCAGGTTTATATTCAGACATAGAAGTAATAGGGTATAAGTCAGGTACACCAGCTACAGAGCTGACAAATCTTACTGTATTATCTTTTTTAAATATCATTTATTAATAACAAAAATTCCCAAACCATTCCAAAAATCAGTAGGGTCTTCCCCTTTCGTATAAATTTCTTCTTTAAATAATACTTTATAACCTAGTTTTTCTATTGACCTCATTGTGCCGTGTCTAACTTGCGACCAATTCCAGTCATCAATAATTAAACAGAAAGTATTATCTATTTTACTATTATATTTATGCAAGAAATTATAGTGAGCTTCCACCGTGTGTTCGCCATCATAGAGTATAACATTTGATTTTACAGGTAACTTGCTCAAAGAATCTTCCGAGTCCGAGTCCACGATAGTAATAGATTTACCATTTATATGTGGCCTTATATTCTTTTTAAATACTTCTTTAGTGTTTCCCTTTTCTGCGTTTATATCAACATCTCTCATTGGTACATTATGTGTATCAGACCAGTTATCTACTGCACTTGCAACTATATCATTACCCTCTAAAGCAGAGGTAAACATAGCACCTTGATATACACCTACTTCCAGATAACTTGTATCTGGCATTTCCATCATGTTATTGATAAAGTGTTTAACTTTGTTAGATGTTAGTCCAGGTATATCTAATGTTGTTTGAGATAGTTTTGATTGTTCTTTCTTTGCTTTGTCTAATGACTCTTTAACTGTATCAATCATAACCTTTTGGTTGTTCTTCATAACAATTAAATCACATACATTACAGTCCCAACAATCAAACTTACAGTTTCTTATTTTGTTACGCCATGCTGTAATTCTTTTCTCGTCAAAAGATGTTTCTTTTGTATAGACTTCAAACTCTTGAACTAGTATATCTTTATCTTCACGGTATCTATCAATGATACTCATTGTTTCAAAGAGCCTAGAAACACTTTCTCTACCATGCATTTTAACAACATCAATGTATTGAAGTAATCTATCCCATTCTTCTTTCCATGGTGGAAAGTCTGCTATTCTCCATTGATATGCTGGGTCTTGTTGTTCCCATTTAGGGCATGAAAACTGAGCAATCTTTGTACCAAAGTATGTCGGTTGTGTACCCTCTTTTCTAGTGTTATTATATAAAAAGTGTTCGTCTTGTACAGGACAATTTCCCCAACACCCCTCATTCGCCAGTAAACTAAATTTGACATCTACGCCAAACTTTTCCTTACAATACTTCTTTGCGTCTTGCATACGCTTTAAAGTATCTTCATCTCTCATCAAATCTCTATCAAAATTTATGTAATGAAACCCAGCCTCTACTTGTTTTATAACTTCATTTGCTCTCTGTGTATTTCTTAATATGGTATTCTTAACCATCACATCAGGATATGCTTGTTGAAAACGGCCTGTTAACATCCACAAAGTATGTGGTATTGTAACTATACGAACTCCCTTGTCGTATAGTATTTTAAAATTTTCTATAAATGTTTCTAAATTCGTACCAGATGGTGGTACTTCTATGTTATTGAATGTAGCAGATAATGGAATGCCTGTTACCTTTGGTATGATAAAGGCATTCTCATTAATTAGATTGTATTGTGTTTCGTTGAAAACATCACCCATTGCGTCTTGCATAAAGGGTGGAATCCGGCTAGTGAAATAGACATCATAAATTAAACTCTTATTTCTCTTTAAGAATTCAATAAAAGTATCAAACTGTTCCGGTGATAATTTAGGGTTTAATGGTACGCTAAACATATAATCATAATATAAAACAACAACTAAAAATTACTAAAAAGTAATTCTAGTAGGTGGGTCATTAATAGAATCATCAGCCGCTAATTGAGCAGCAGTAACACCAATACCAAGTATTTCGTGTCTCCATTTGTGACAAGCTGCGATATCAGCTAATGCGTCAACATCATCTTCCAAATCTTTTTGAGCTGCAAGTTGTGTTGCTAATGCACTATTATATGCTGTTAGTTTAGTATTAATTTTCGCAACCAAAGCTGAAACTGTAAGACCTCTAGCAGTTGCCATTGTTGATAACATTGGTGTACTTGCTGTATTGTCTGCTGTCCATGCAGCTGCTTCAGATTTTTGTTGTTCCCAAGTAGCTTTCTCTAATGAAGAACTCCACTTATTTAATTCTAAAAATTTTTGATTATATCTATCTCTAATAATTCTTTTGAAAAGATACTTATTAAATGATATTGCACCTGCAACTTCATCACTTGTTAAAGTGTGTACATATTTGTTTGCGTCAGGATCCTCTGAAATACCTAGTTGAGGATAATCATCAGCTGGTGCTGAACCTACTCTTAATTTTACTGTGCCACCGTAAGCGTTAGCAAAAATTGAAAATCTTGCTAAGTTTGATGGTAAAGCGTCAGCATTGATATGGTCTAACTCTACTCTCATATCTTGATACTCGTCTTCAACAACACCTACTTTGTATGAACAGTATGAATGATAATCAGCAATCCAGCCTGGAGCCATCTCAATCTGATTTTCTTTGTAAACTACATAAATTTTTGCCATATCTTATTCCTTTAAAGACCAACCATCTTCTTGTGATGGAGTTTCTATCTCTTTATACTTATTATTTATAACGGAATTGTTCTCTTCGACCTCGTTTTTTAACAAATCTTCTTTTTCAAGGCCTGTAGATATACCAATATCCATCAATCTCTGTTTTGTTTTGTCGTCCTGGTAACCAATTCTTAAATCATTAACAACTTTATCTTGTATTTTATTCATACCGATTGCAAATCTAGTAGAATATTGAGTTGCTAATTCAAGTGTTTCTTCTTGCATTTCTCTAGGCAGCATTGCAATTGCGTCAATATTACCTGTACCTACTTTACCATAGGCTAACATTTCTGTAGAAGCTTGTTTAGCCAATCTCATAGTCCAGTATTCTTTTTCAAGTTGTTCTTCTTTTTCTTCATCACCAAATACATCAAGAAGTTTTGTACCGTCTGGTAAAACACCGAGAGGACTTGCGTCTAATTCTCTAACCAATTGTAATAAATGGTCTTTCTCTCTTAACGCTTGTCTTTGATTATCTTGAAACTTTTTCAAGTCTTTTCTAATCTGTAACAAGTCAAGTTTTTGATATGCGACTTCTAACTTATCACCTTTTTCTTCGGCTCTTTTAAGTTTTTCTTCTTCAATCTCAACTTCTAATTCTTTTTTTGCACCTTCAAATTCACATTGTAAAAATGCGTCTTGCTTCACTCTTAACTCAATAAAATATTGTTGCATTTTTTTGAATGGTGTCATTTGAGAACCACCCACAAAATGCTCTGTCTTAAATTTTGGTTGATGATAACTTACTTTGTCATTGGCAAATTCAATGATAGAAGTATCGTTTGTCAAATCAATGTCTGTACGCTTCATAATATTCCTCGCTTTTAATTATTATATCTATTTATCTATGCCCGCCAAGCGCAATGTCCTGATGACTGTCCAGCATTAGCAGTTGGTTGAGAACCACTTGGAATATTTCCTGTATCAGTAGCATAAAATAATTTGTGTGACTCATTGTTTTGAGCACCATCAAAGTTACCTATCATATACTGCCAATCCATACCCATTCCAAAGTTTTCTTCACCCATGTTTGTTTGAATTTTACCAACATTACCAATGTTAGAATCAGATGTTAAATTCCATCTTCTAAAGTTATAACCGCCCATGTAAGAACCCTCGTTACCACAGTAACCAATTCTATGTGTTGACGGAATACCTTTTTGTTGTCCGTGAGCAGCCCAATGTGTAGAACCTGATGAACTGAAAGTATAGAAGTTTACTTTTCTTCCTTCGTTATCGTCCCAATGGTAACCATAATCTTTATCTTGGAATGCTGAAGATGTATCGTTTAGTCCTGTACCAAACTGAGCAAATCTACATTCTACAGTTAAATTCATTACATCAAATGTAGCAGGACCGTGAGCACCTGTAAAGAATGAATATTCATTATTCTTTTGTGAGTTACTTAAATCTTGTCTTGAATTGTATGCGTCAAAGTTTCCATTGTGAGATTTACCAGTTTCAGTAAACATATGAATAGCACTTGTTCTTGTAGAAGCTGAAGAGTGTGCGTTATCTGTTGGTGTTGAATACATGTAAAAAGTAGTATCGTTACATGCACCAGCACAATATGAACCTGGATGGTCCATTAAGTTACCTAAATTAGTTGTTTGGTCTGTAGAGTGAATCGTTCTATGAATTTGTCTCCATGGTGAACCATCTTTATAACCACCACCTGTATAAGTCATGGCAATAATTTGTCTGTATCTCCATTGAGCACCAGGAGAATTAATATCTCTAAATGTTTGTGAGTTTGCACCACCATAAGATGTTTGAGCCCAATCATAAACTTCATGCATAACATCATCAACACTAAACATAGGTCTAAAGTATGGATAGTTTGATTGTGGTTTTCGACCCTCATAATGCCTCATTCTATTAGTTTGTCTAGCAGTTTCATTTGAAGCTAAACCTACTGAACCACCACCATAATCTTCATTATTAGTGTTTGTTGTGTTTGCAAAATCTCTGTGTGATTCTGTACCACCCCAGTTAACTTGAGCAGAAATAGGTTTTAAACCTGTACCTGACATATAGGCACCAGACAATACAGTATCCATATCTCTCATACCAAAAGAATGATATCCTTTTGATGAACTTGGTGAAGTATCAAAGATAGTCTTCTTGCTTGTGTAATGGTGATATGATTCCTGAGCACCAAGGAAACTGTTGTTACCTCTTCTGCTGGATTTTCTACCGTAAAACGGTCCTATTCTTGCCATTTAATTTAACTCCTGTTATTAACTAATTTCTTCGTAAGAAATCACATAATCTAATCTACTGTTAGTGGCTGCGCCGCCTCTAACTGAATCACCTTCTTCAAGATAAAAAGTTGAGTTTTTATCTGTTACGAAAGCAACTGTATTACCAGGAACATTAATGTTATAAGCTAAAAATCTGTCGTTTGAACCGTCATAAAAACTAAATCTCATAGTTGTATCTGTTCCACTTTTGTTAGCACAAGTGATAGAATTTATTTTATAAATTTTACTTGAACTAGCGGCATTAGATACAAGAGCTGTAGTATATGTAGTGTTCAATTCGCCAGAATCAGTTTTACCATTAATCGTTGCGACTGATACTATATTTGGATTTGCCATTTTTTTCTACCTCTTTTTTTAATATTATTAACCAAAAACGATTGACATTGCAATCGCCTTACCAGTTGAAAATGAATTTGTATCAACATAAGTCTTAACTGCCTGTTCCGTAGGTACGGCAGTATCAGAATTACCTGCTAGTGTTCCATCTGTACTGAATTCATTAATTGTTGCACCGATTTGAGCACCAATCGAACCAAGTTGTAACTCGGTCAAACCAGAAAGGTCAAATGCGTCTGCGTTTAGTGTAGCAGTACCAGTTGCCTGGTCAATCTTAAACTGCGAACCTACTCTAAAGTTACCAAGTTGGTCAGTAGAAGTGTAGTACACACGACCACCAAGCTCTTCGGTAGTTTCTCTCGATTGGTCATAAGGTTGTGTATTACCTACACTATTTGGATAGTTAGTGTCTGTAAATGAACCTGTACCAATTGACAAGAAATCGTGACCCGTTAGACGGACATTAGAGAAGTTTTTAGTTATATCAACTTCCGTATTGTCAGGCGCAAAAGCCGTTCTTTCAGGAGTGATTGCTAATTTAGCTTGTTTGTTTGTTGTATCTGTATTTGTGATAGCAGTTACACGATAATACTGTGAGTCACCAGCAAACTGTAAGTTAGAACCTACTTGTACTGCTGTTGCACTTGATAATAATGAACTTGTACTATCTGTTTCAAATAAGAAACCAGTTTGACCAGTTGTCGGTGTTTTAGGTGTAATAGTACCTGCTGAACCGTATGCTGTAAAACCTGAACTGTCAACATTTGTTGTAGCTGTCGGGTCAGCATTTGATGATAAACTAAATGTGTTTGCTGTTCTATTCTGAACATAGTAAGTATTACCATTCAATTGTGTCATGCCAACAACACCAGATATTACGATTTTATTACCGTTATATAATCCGTGGCCGTTAGATGTAACAACTGCTGGGTTAGCTTGTGTAACACCTGTAATTGTTTTAGTAGCTGCGTCTGTATGGTCAGCACTTGTTGTTGATACTTTAAAGTTATATGAAGAACCACCTGTAACATTGACTACTTCTCCTGGTGAGAATATTCTTCCGTTACCACCTTCTACTTTTATTTTTCTAGTAGATTGTACAACATCAATTGCTGTTGCTGTTGCACCTGAAGTAGCACCTGTTAAAGTGTCTCCCTCTGCGACTGTAGCACTAGCAATGTTACCTTGTAATACTTGGAAAACAATTTGCGAACCTCTTAATTGTACTTCGTCTGGTGATTCACTTGCACTTACACCTGTTGCAAAAGCACCGTATTCTCCGTATGCGTTTGAACAGTTAAGGGCACGAATTGTACCACCTGATTCTGTATTGAAACCTTTATCACAATAGTATGTAAAGACAGATACTAACTCTGCTCTACCACCGTTGATAACTGAAACACCTTTACCGTCTGTATTGATTTGAGTAAAGTCATTGGAAACCATTGACTTGTTACCACTAATGTGAGCATTACCATCAATTAACATACCAGTTGAACCTGTGTTAACAGAGGTACAGTTATGTATATAAGGCGAAGCCGTTGTAATTGCACCACTAGGGTCAAGAGCGACTACTACACCACCTGTAGTTAAACCTTGGAAGGTCATAAATGAAAGGTAGTTAGAGTTGTTAACAAGCCACATAGTTGAAGCATTGTTATTATGTAATGTTGCAACAGCACAAGTTAACGCAGCTCCACCACCTGAACCTAATAAGTTATCAGGAATAGATAGTGTATCATTTACTGCAAAGTAACAACCGCCATGTGATGGTGTTACTGTAATTGCTGATGAACCGTCAATAACAACATTAACTCTTAAACCTACACCTGTACCACTTGTTGCTGTAGCAAGAACATTTGTATATGTTCCTGGTGTTCTTGAAGCGTCATTGGCACCTACAGTATCAATTGTAGAAACCGAAGTAGCAGAACCAGTTGCTGGTTCTACTTTTGTTCCTCTTAATGAGTCACCAAAAATTGTTACATTTGGTGGAACTCTAATAGGGAAAGTTTCTTCAAAAGTACCTGCCTGAATGTGAATTGTATCACCGCCGGCAACTGTTTCAACTGAAAATGTGATATTTGCTGTAGAGTTACCAACATCTGCTTTTGCAATTGTAGCAGTATTGCCTTCGGTCCAACCTGAACCGTTATTAATAATGTTAATCGTAGGTGTAGATGAACCATCTGTAATGACATCAACTACTGTACCTGAACTTGAACCACCTGTTACTGCAACATTTCTAAATGTTCCTGGTGTTCCGCCTGTACCACCTGCTATACCTGATACTAGAGAAATACCATTTGAACCTGCAAGTTGACAAGCCTTTTTAATTGTTTTTAAAGGTAAAGTTTCTGTTCCTGGATTTGTGTCTAATCCTTCTGGAGAAACATGTAAAGAATTACCTGAACTTTCGTTGTAATATTCTAATCCGTTTCCAGCAGAGTTAACTCTTAATCTATCACCTGCTCTACCGATTGGTAATCTTTCAGGACTAGTTGCGCCTCTTTGTACAAGGTCACCTTGTGTAGTGAATACACCTGATGGTGCACCTACAACATAAAGCGCCCATTGAGTATTATCTACACCGTCAGTAGGTGCTTGACCTGCTGTTGTATCTAATTTTGCTCTGTAAGTAGAGTTTGAAGAAACTACTGTTTGACCAATTTTGTAAGCAGTACCTGAACTGTATGTTCCTTGATGAGAAACACCTTCGACTAATAAATCTGCTTTAGATGTATCAGTTGGTTTTGTACCTGCAGCTGAACTTACTTTATATACATATGTGTTACCACCGTATTGTACAACTTCACCTGTTTTGTAAGCAGTACCAGACGCCCATGTTCCGAGCATGCTGAAACCGGTAGTAATTACTTCCCAATCTGCACCTGAATCTAGTGGTGTTACACCAATGTTATTTCTTTCTGCAACATACTGATAACCACCGTAAGTTACAATATCACCTTGTTGGTATTGTGTACTATTTGACCATGAATCCTCAAATTCAAGACCTGGTAAAAATACCGAAAATTTAGTTGTATCTAAAACTGCTGAAGTTGATAAGTGAGCCGTTGTACATACCCATAATGTTGGTCCGTACTTAACGATATCATCTACTTTATAATAAGTTGCGTCTGCGTGGTCAGTTTTGTATTCAACACCACCAACCATTTTTTGCCATTTTGTCGGGTTGGCTGATAAATCTGTTTCGAATAATGCTGAAGAAGTATGATTTGCTAGTGCTATAAAAGCATTACCACCATATCTTACGACATCATCAGCAATGTAAGCAGTTGTTCCTGCCCAAGAGCCTTTCCATACAAATTTAATTCTCCCTAATACGAAATCTGCCATTTGTTATCCTATGTTGTATAGTTCCTTGTGTTTCCTGTTGCACCTGAATTATATGTAAATGCTTCAAAGTATCTAGCTACTAGAAATCCGTCTGCGTTCATATAATATGTCAACTTATTATTGTCAAAACGAACACCATCATACGCTCTTGAGCCTGGTGTTCTACCATCAGCTAATTCTGTTCCTTGGTTTGATATCAATGTTCTATTATATTGGTTTGCGTCACCACTATTAGCGTCATCAACACCATTGTATGGCGTACCGTAATCTGCCAAATTAACCGACACATTAGGATCCGACATAAAAGCCTTTGTGTAAGTTAATATGCCTTCATCTACTTGACCATCATTAGCAAATGTTCGTCTTTCAACTTTTAGACCATGAAAGGCAGATTGGGCACTACTAAAAATACCATTTTCTGTTTTCTTGTCTACCAAATATGCCATAAACTTACTCCTTAAATACTATTTATAATACTTTTATTATGTAACTTCTAAAATAGCCACATATGCTTCCATCGCTGGTTGAGAAGAATCGGAGTTTAATTCACCGACAACTCTTACGATATCGTTAGATTCTAAATTAAGTGGTTTATCAAGAATTAAAGTGTTTTCCGGTTCTATCTGTACAGACTTTGCTACATGATAAAATGTAGAACCACCGTCTGTAGTAATTTTGACATCAACATTACCATAGTTTGTAGCACTTTTATTTGAAATGTACAAAGCATGAATAACTGCCTGACCATTACTCGGTGCTGTATATAAGTTAGCAGCCGAAGTGTCAGTTGTTACAACTGTCATACCTGCGTTTTTAAATGCACTTGCCATATTTTCTAACTTCCAAATACGATAGCATATGCAAGGGCGTCACCCTCACCAACAAGTACATCACCTGTTGTTGTGCCATCTACTGTTAAATTTCCTGTTGTAATTACAGTACCAGTTACATTGGGTAAAGTAATTGTTCTATCTTGTGTTGGTTCTGCAGCCGTTAAAGATGTTTCATATGCGTTTGCTAAGAAACCTTCAAAAACTAAATTTGCACCATCTAAAATAATATCTGCATTTGTAGTCGCACCGTTTGTTACTACTGTTTGTAGATTAACGGAACCAGCACCACCTACTTCTTTAACAACATTAGCAGTGGTTTTAGTATAAAACTTACCATCTGTAACATTCATGGCCAACTCGCCAACGGCTAATACATTGGCAGCTGGTACACTTAATGCCGTTTCACTTCTTTTTGGTTTAATTACCGTTGACATTATTTGCTATGTTTTCTAATATGTTTAATAAGTTTATCTTTTGTAAGTCTTTTGTCTAACTCAATACCAATTTTTCTACCAAGTTTTTCTAACTCAGCTTTGGTTAAAGTTTTTAAGTGTTTTAAATCTGTGTTAATTTCTTGTTCTTTAGTTAATACTAAAGGGTAGTCTAAATTAAAAAGACTTTTAAATTTTTTCCATAATTTCATTAGAATGAACCTCCATCAACTGTCACAATTGCCACATCACCTGATGTAACTGAAAAATTAGAACTTGTAAATTTAGCAACACCGATATTTGATGTACTTGCTAATTCACCTGCGATTGTCAAAGTATTACCAGAAGCACTTGTATTTAAACCTTCGCCTGCTAAAAACTCCATCGGGTTACCAATTTGAACTTGACCTTGTGTAGAGCCTTCGTCTGTAAATACAAAGTTTTCTATCTTCGCACCATCAATACTACCTGCTAACATTGCATTTGTAATACCTAATGCTTTAACTCTTAATGCGTCTGCGTTAACTTCAATAGATGAACCGTCAACTTCAACATCCATTTGATTACCAGTTTTACTTAAAGCTGCACCTGCATTTATTTGACCTGCACCAGAGAATTGTGTTACATCTAATGCTGTTGTGCCAAAAGTAGGAGCGCCTGTGTGAGTAAATACATAACCGTTATCTCCGTTAGCAGTACCTTCTTCTACGAATACAAATGAACCACCTGATAATTCAGCAGGTTGGTCTTCAGGAGTTGCTCTT